TTGTTTGGTGCGGACGGCTCTCAATGGGATGCGCACTTCCCGTTGGTAGTTGCCACCATAATTTGTTACTTTAGATGTCAAGGTGCTTCTCCTGACGTAAAAAGCGCCATTGAGCGTTATTATTCCATGATGTACAATGGTTATACCGATGTTCAAGGATGGTTGTTCAATTTAGTTGGACAGCCATCTGGACATTGTAATACAACCACTGACAATTCACTCGGGCACGTAATCATGATGTCATATCATGCTTGGCGGCTCGGGATGACCGTGGAACAGTTTCGTGCTCTGGTGTTGTTTTACTGTTGTGGAGACGATTTGATATGGTCTGATCGATCCGGCAGTTTTTCACCATCTGATTTATCGGAGACGTATAATGACTTTTTGGTCTCGATTGAGTTTGAGAGTCTTGAACCGTCAGAAGACGTTGCTTTTGTAGGTACACGTATTAAAACACGTGAGTACAATGGCCTTCGTTTTACCGGTTACTCAAATAGAGCAGACAAAATGACAGCCACGTGTTCTTGGAAAAAGAAGGGTAATACCAATCTTGACCATTTACAAAAGCTGTGCTCTGTAGCACAGTGTATGTTTATGGATGATATTACTTTTCCTATCTTAAGGGACATGTGTCACCGTTATTATGCTTCGTGTGTTTCGGAAGGAAAACTGGCCGCCAATGATTCAAGAGCGCTAGGTAATCTAGCATCATTGAGTCCGGACTCTTTGATGCGTCGCTATTTTGGTTGGGAGCATTTTTATCCTGACCGAAACGCTGGCGTACGCGGCGTTTAAAGAAATGGCATCTAGTGCTTTGATTGCACAAGCTCTCCCGATTGCGAAACAGTTAGCGATTATGGGTGCACGCGCAGGCATTCGTGCTATAGGACGGCGTCGTCGTCGTCGTATGGCTCAAGGGAAGTACGTTTTGGGATCGCGCTTGATGGGCAGGGCTCCTGCCCGCAAGCGTGGACGCACCGGCGGCGCTGTAGCTGGCCTTTTGGGCGCAGGTAATGTTATGTCTACCGTAACACAGCCTGTGTCTTTAGGTACGGTTATGCGTCGTCCGGTAGCGCCTATGCAAAAGTTGGAAGTAGGCAACGAGGATTTGGGATTTGTTAACTCATCTCCTAATTCTCCTGACTACACTTGTA